GGAGAATTTCATCGCCATTGGCGGCAATCAGCACATCACCAAACTGTGTAAAACGCCATTTTTGCTCGGCTGGGGTGGTGTAACCGCCAGACTTAGAAACATCATCTAGCGACAAATCGCCAGAGTCAAGCTTAAATAATTTGGTTGCTCCGCCAGCAAATACTTCGGTTGTTCCCGTTGCTGGGTTTCTGCCAGCTACCACATTGTTGATGTTCTCTGATGCTGCCTGCGAGTAATCAACAGGCGAGCGCATAGGCCCATATCCGACAGCCTGCGGCGACACATTTAGGGCTTCCTTGACCGTTCCCGTCAGTCCGGGCTGGTCTGGTAGCCATTCTCCGAAACTTACCCTGCTAGTTGCCATGTGTTGTTTCCAGCCGTATTCGTTGTCCAGGTGTTAGACCCTGCCGAGACAGGCGTCCAAGAGTTTGTTCCGATATTTGTGGGTGTCCAAGTATTTGGCCCCGCAGAAGTCGTTGTCCAGGTATTGGGTCCGGTCGTCACGTTGGTCCAATCCTCTCCGAGAATCTTGCCAATTACCGTTAGAGTGCCGCTTGCCGATACAGTTGCTTTTGCTGCAAATGTGGCATTTCCGGTAACAGACATCGAGCCAGTAGCCACAATGCTTGCCGAACCAGCGGCGTCAAATCCACCCGTAGCCGTTACCGTTGCGGTGGCAGACATTGCTGCTTGCCCTGTTCTTACCCGAATTCCTGCGCCTGTCAGCGTACCGCCCGCAGAAATTGCGCCATTTGCTAGACGCACACGACTCGGTGTTACTACCAATGTTCCAGCAGAAGTAATAATCGCTTCGGCTTGGGTAATCCTAAACGCGCTTGCAGAAACGGTTGCAGATGCTGTTATTTGGGCTTCTGCTGACCTCACAAGGCTTCCGGCGGCTGTCATCGTACCTACGCCCATCATGGCTGCTTGAGCAAACCTTTCTAGGCTTCCAGCGGCAGTCATTGTGCCGGACGCAGTAATTAACCCCTGGGCGGTACGGATTGCAAATGCACCGGCTTGCATTGTCCCGGTTGCGGTAAAACTTGCCGTAGTGCCAATCTGACGCTCTCCGCTGGCGGTCATTGTTCCCGTTGCGGTAATACTTGCCGGAGCGTCAAAGTAAATACAGGCGGTTCCCCAGGCATCTGAATCCATTGGTAGATTCAAGGAGTCGAGAGTTCCAAATGCGTCCATCGCGTCTAGCGACCACGGGCCGCATACTTTATCTACATACCACGTTGAGTCCAATGGATACTGCGGCATCGAATCTAACGTGCCGAGCTGATCCAGTTCCTCTAACGTAAGAGACATTAGGCAAGTGTGACGCTTAATGAGCCAGCAGCAATCTTGAAGATGTCGCCAGACTCAATGGTTTTAGAAGTTGTGATGTCGGTATAAAATAACAGGTTGCCAGAGGTAATTGCGTCTAGCAGTCCAACGTGCGACACCGTACCCCACGAAGCGGTAGCTTGAGCAAACTCAACCGCAGCAGAGTTGGTGCAAACACCATTGGAAGGCGCATTAAACGCCACATCCTTACGGGCATAGGAACCACCAGAAACCTCAGTTCCCGTGTTGCCTTCGCCAGGATCGCTGGTGTAGAGGCCGACGTAGACGGTTGTTGGGGATGTGTAAGACGTATTACGAAGAACGGCGTTTAGTAAGCCATTCTCCAAATAATTTGACATTTCAGACATGATTACCTCGACGTAACAGACATGGACAGGGGAACACCAGCAAACTCAGAATTCTGGTCAGAAGTGTTGATATTATTGATGGCGCGGTCATACAAGGATGACCATACCGCGATCCGAGCATCATTCATTAGGTACGGCTCAGACTCTAGAAGCGAGGCGTAAAGCAACGCATCTGGATAGTTTGCCAAGAACTCATTGGAGGCTACCGAATCCGACATTGCTACCGGTTTGAAGTAATACAACAGTTCTACCGTGTAGGCTTTGTCAGGGATCGGGGCTAGTTCAAACTCTTGCCCGAGCAGGGTGTAAAAGCCTGGCTTTCCAGACTCTTCTGCTTTTGCGTTGCGGGTAAATGATGACGGTGATTCGTAGTTCAGCGTGATGCGGGGATTACCCGATAGATAAATATCACGCATCTCTAAAAAATCAGAGGGGATCTCTACTGTAGAGTCCCCTGCTGTGGTGGTCGTGGTGACCGATTTAAGAAGTTTACGGGTGCGAATCTCGCGGGACAGACGCAGTTCAGCCAGGGTCACGAACGTCGGAATCTGGCTCGTCAGGTCGCTGCGCCCAAGATAGTTCGCAATCTCCGTTTTGAGAGAACTGTAAGTGGTCAGGCTCATCGTTTTCCTTGCTGGCTACGTCATGCCATCCAAAAGTATAAGAACCGACATGGCCGACCGAATTGGAGAAGTCGTGGTCTACCCATGTCTCAAATCCTGCGTCATGTGCTTTGACACAGAAATACACATCTTCGCCCAGCAGTTTCTCGCCAGGCAGTTGTTCAAACCAAAACCAAGGGCGTGGCGTCTTGAGGAAAACTTCACGTTTTACCATCATCACACCACAACCGATGGCTGTGACCCGCTCCAAGCCTTTTTTATCCTTGGAACTAATCTTTTGCCAATTGATTGTTTTTTCTTTCTTGTTGATCCAGGCGTTCTTGGCTGTGCCGTGGATCGGCGGGACTCGGGTTGTGGCGTTAGCCCCAACGATATCTTTGTCCCTTGAGATCAAGTGCTCAATCGTATTCTTTGGGAACCGCATATCTGCATCCACCCAGAGGATATAATCTGCACCCTCTTCAATGGCACATTGCGCCATCTTCTCCCGCTGATCGAAGATCAGCGTTCCTGCTACCGTGTAAAGACTTTGCTTGCCTTTGTTTCTGAATCTTGAGTCATAACCGCACATTAAAGCTAGATCAAACGCAGTCCCAACTTCCATCTCGC